ATGATAGGCGATTCCATAAAATCGGTATCAAATTTCCAATACTTGTACTCAGTCGATTCGTCAGCCAAATCATCTAGACGATTCTTGAACACACGCTCTGTCTTAGGCGCTAGGTCTTCTTCATCTTCAACAGATTCAGATTTTGGTTGAGAACTGCCACCATTCGGGTTATCAGTTTCGTCATCGTCTTCCATGTCATCAAAGTCATCTTGATCATCGATGTCAAAATCACTTTCTGTTGGATCTTCGTCTTCGTCTTCTTCCACATCTTGTGCGCCCATACGCTCTTTGCGTTCTTCAGCTTTTTGCTTCGAGTAATCAAAGATGTCCTTGGCAAGACTAATAACATCGTCAATAGTCTCGCATCGTTCGGCACGATTCACAAATGTTTTTTCTTCTGGTGAGAATGTAACACCACAGTTGAACCCGACTTTGAAGTATAGGTTGATTTTGTCAATCAAAAGCAGATCGTCAAAATTTTGAATCGTCTTCACACCAAAGAAGTCACGATCGTTGAGTTGTTTATATCCATCGTTCATACGCTTGCGTAGACCTGGATATTTGCGTTTGATTAGTTTTTCGATACGAACATCTTCGATGATGTTCATGTAGCCCATCAGTTTGGTGTTTTCTCTGATAGGTTGCAGGTATTCTTCAGAAGTGTAGAGTGCATGCGCCACTTCGTGACCAATGAGCATGTCCTCAATCTCAGGGGTCATTTCCTTCCACATTGGAAGGGTCAAAATTCGACTCTTGATGTCGAAAGATGCAGTACGTGCTCGGGCACGAACCACTGAAAGGTTTTCAGTGGCCAAAAGTTTAGCGGAGAGATCGCTTGCTTTCATTTCCATTATATATCTCCTAGATGTCAGACTGAATTATGCCTCAATTCTGAATAAAAGACAAGTTGCAAATAAAAATAACCCTACGCAAAGTAGGGTTATTGTTTTCACCTGTTAGGCGACTTTAGTGTAAGTTGCACGATAGTAGCATTCCGAGTCACCACTTGCATACTCTTCGCAATATTTCTTGGCTTCTTCTTCGGTTGTAAAGTAGACTGTGCCCATATCTCGTTGACCCCAGCCACGTTCATACTCACGACACTCTACACGATAAAGTGGACCATTCATTTCAACTCTCATATCGCACTCCTTCCTAACTGTAACCTTATTTTACAGCAGGAAAGGATTAAAGACAACAGTTTACTTTAGTTTTAGTTTTTTACAATTACAGAGAAGTCGTTTCGTTTTTCAAACTTAATGACGGATCTGAACTTGTCAAACAACTGGTCGCCTTTGTGAGAGATAACAAAGATGTTAGAGTTGTCACCAAACTGATTCATCAGATTCAAGAAGTAATCTGTGCCAGCAGTGTCAAGAGATGAATCAAAGATCTCATCCAGCAGCAACAAGTTGGTATTGACGCTGTTCTTCATCTTTGCGATCTGACGCCAAGTGAAAAGAATAGCCAAGTCAATGCGCATCTTCTCGCCCTCAGAGAAACTGGCATAAGTAAACTCATCACGGAAACGGCTCTTGACAACTTCGTTGAACGCTTCGTCTAACTCAAAGTGGATATAAGCATCCATGGCATTCAGATACTTGTTGATCAACTTGTTCATGATTGGCAGATACTCACGAATGATAGCTGTCTTGATACCAGTATCTTTCAACAACACAGAAGCAACTTCTTCAAGATTGCGGTGTTCTTGTAGAGAAGTTTTGGCTTTGATCTTATCAAGTGCGTCTTGCGCTAAACCTTTTAGCTTAGACTTTTCATCGTCAATATTTGTCGTGTCTTCTTTATGAGTTTCAACTTCTCTTTCCATGGCAGCGATCTGTTTGTTAACGACGGATATTGCTGAGTTCTTTGTAGAGAGTTCAATGTTCTTTTCTGTAATCTGATCCAAGACCAAGTTAATGTTCGATAGTCTGTCATTGAGAGACCCAAGAACTTTCTCGAGTTCTGCAACCTTAGCATTCTGGTCTGTGACCTTGTCGTTAAGATCGCTGAGGATAGAGTGTTTGTGTTCCTCTGGGATAGTCTGCGAACAACTGGGGCATACATGATTCGAAGTAAAAAATTCTTTATGATGCTCACATGTTTCGAGCTTTGAGTGTAATTTACTTCTGATGGTTTTTGCTTTTTCAAGATCCTCTTGTACTTTCGCCTTGTCGCTAATCGTTGCTTTAAGAGTTGTGATCTCTCCGATGAGGACATCAACTTCCGATTGAGTTCGCTCAATTTCTTCAGTGCTTGCTGCGATTTTCTCTTGGATGGATCTAATATTATTTGCTTTCGCTTCCGAGATAGTTTTAATAATTTGAGTTTGTGCTTCGACTTTAGTCTTTGCACTCGCAATCTCAGTTTCAATCCGTGCAATTTCTGATTTTGTGTCATTGGCTTTATCCTTCAACAACTGATTCATGATAGAAAAGATACGGATGTCCAAAATATCTTCAATCACTTCCCTACGCTGCAGGGGCGATAGCTGCATGAATGGAACAAACGAAGCACTACCAAGAATAACAACTTGTGTGAATGTCTTATAATTAAGTTTAATGATCTGCTGTTCTAGAATCTTTTGGTAGTCACGTGCAGCAGCATCTTGATTCAGCAACTCGCCATCTTGATAGATCTCAAAGATGTTTGGTTTGATACCACGAATGACTTTATACTCTTTACCATTGATATCAAATTCAATCTCAACAACGCACTTTTTCTGGTTGATAGAATTTACCAACTGTCCTTTGTTGATGTTGCGGAATGGTTTACCAAATAGAGAAAAGCACAATGCATCTAAGATTGTGCTTTTACCTTCACCGTTCTTACCGATGATAAGAGTGGTTGGTGATTTGTTTAGTAAAACTTTGTTCGGTGAATTACCAGTTGACAGAAAGTTCTGCCATTGTACAGATTTAAATGTGATCATACTTCGATATTTACTGCTTCCGTGTAGAGTGTTCGCAGGTAAGTTTTAACTTGTTCTTTATCAACTTCCGTCTCAATCGAGTCAACATAATTAGCAAGGACAGATAGCGTATCTTCAAGGTTAATCTCCTCACTAACCTCACCATCCTCAAATTCTGATAGATTTTCGACAACCTTGATGTCATGTGCAGCCTTACTATACAGCTTCTGTATAAATTTGTCAAATTTGTAATAGTCGGTTTTGTTCACAACAATGAGTTTGACATAACAATCTTTAAGATCGTAAGCATCTAAGTCAATGGGATCCTTTCCCTTGTCATCGTACTCGATTCTTGAAAACATAGTATAAGGGTTTCTGACGAATTCGAGTTCTCTGGAGTTAACATCAAACAAGTGAAATCCTCTGGGATCGTTAAAGTCTTGCCACGTGAGTTCGTATGGGTTTCCAAGGTAATAGATATGACCATCATCGCTTTTGTGATGGTAATGCCCGCTAAAAACCATATCAAATTTATCGAATATTTCTTTAGAAAGTCCCTCATGTGATTCAGCGCCTCTATACATTGCAAAGCCAGATATTTCGAAATGCCCCATACAAAGATCAGCTTTGGTATTTTTCATATGGTCAATACTTTCCTGATAGTTGTCAGGACAGATCCATGGCATCATACAGATATCAATACCATCAACTGTGATTGTTTTTGGCGAGTCTATAACTGTAATGTTGGAATACTCCTTCAGCAACAAGTCTGGGGAGTTTACATTATTAGTATTTTTATAGTAAGTGTCATGGTTGCCAGCCAACATAAAAACAGAAATGCCTCTAGAATATAATTTATCAAAGAACATTTCCTTCGCTCGCTGGAGTGCGTAGAAATTAACATACTTCCTACGATCAAAAGTATCACCGAGGATAAGAACGTGACTAATATTGTGTTCGTCAAGTGTAGGAAAGAAAGTATTGTCATAGAATTTTTGAAAGAAATCTAAGAAAGCAATACTATCATTACGTGCCCCGAAATGCTGGTCTGTAATAATTGCTGTCTTCAAATAAAACCTACCTTTCTATTTGTTGTGGCAACCTTAGCGTTTTCTGATTGTTGATTGAAAACTTCAGCCAAAGTGTATGGAGCAGTTTCTTTACCATGTGGACGCACTGGCAGTTGAACACCAAGTTTGTCAGCAAGTTTTTGTGCTTCGTCAACCTTCAGTGCTTCAAATGTAACGATGTCAAAGCAACGACCTGGACGAACCAAGGCAGAGTCAATGTCACGAATGCTTGGAAGATTAGTAGAGAAAACCATCTTCTTGCCTTTGGTTGTGACAAGACCATCACCCACGTTCAAGAAACGATGCATCATTGTGTTGCCATCGCTACGAGATTTCAAGAAGGCATCGCTGTCTTCAAGAACCATAACATCTGCATCGTCTTCGATAAATCTTGCGAAGAATCCATCTTTGTCAAGAATGTTAGAATCGTATGTTACGATTGCAGAAGAATTGCGGTGTGCCAACAGACCACGAATGAATGTAGTCTTGCCAGTTCCAGGTGGACCAATCAGCAACAAGATGTTTGCATTGCTGTTCATATAGCGATCGTAATAATCTTCAAGAGATTCATCACCAAGGAATGGGTACATCTCTTTGATTGGCAGACGAGAACGATTCAGTGGCACGTTGACAGAGTTGCCATCGCTACCATAAACCCACTCGATGTAAGATGTGACGATATCAAAGTTACCCTCAACGAATTGGATGATGCCATCAGCAAATTTGGCATCGCCGAATGCACGAACTTCTGTTGAGTTACTGTTAACGCTAAACTTAATAAAGTTGTTGGTCTTTTCGTCAATGATAACACCAGAAGAAGAACTTGTTTGTACGAACAAGTAGTCGCTAAAGTTTACCTCAGCCCATTCCTTCCAAGTAGAACGATTGGCAAGAATAGAAGTCTCACGTTGTACTGTTGATTGGTTGGCATCGACACGACGCTGCATGATCTCAGAAGAGATCAAATCTTCAACATCACTAACTCCGAGAAAAATATTGTCTTTGTTTTCCATAATCTTTTTCAAATGTAACATATTATCAATAGCGTCCCAAGAATATCCCTTTAGGAATTTTTTACCTTGGATACGACGATTTCTTATTGCTCTGGCACGTGTCATAGCTCTGGGTCTTGTTCTGGGTGTAGCGTATGTTTTAGACAAACTATTCAACAAGTCCCGTATCGGATTCGCCATTGTCATCACCTATGAATTCATCTAAGTTTGGTTGCTTCTTTTTCTTCTTTTCTTTTTTGCGTTCGATAAAATCATCGAAGTTATGATTTTGTTGCATGAACTCTAAGTACGCATTGTGAAACTCTCTGTCATCATCACCATCTTGCACATCAAATGCTTCGAATGGTAGATCTTGAATCAGTTTGCCTTTGATGTAACTTTGTTTCTTTTCTTTGGCAATACGACGCAGGAATGCATAGTAGATAATCTGCGTAAAGTAAGCGAAAGGGTTGCTTGACTTAGTTGGATCAAAGTTGTCAATGTATTGAATACAGTTTTCCACACCATCGAGAATCATGTCATCTCGATAAGAGTAGTTTATAAAGTTTGGTTTGTAAGAAAGGTGTGTAGCAATTTTAAGAATACATTCGCCGATGTAATTGCTAACAATGGGTTTATCTTTACCTTCTTGCTGTGCATCAATCTTTAATTGTCTATATTCAATTAATGCTTTTAAGAAGTCAGCGTTGTTTACGTAGTGAGCCATACATACAATTTCCTTTCAAGTATTTCATAAGTATACATCAGGTATGGTAAAAAGACAAATCTTATTTCATTACAAAATAAATTTGCTTTTATATTTGTCTTGCTGGATAATACACGGTGTCTAGGGATGATGATGACATTAATGAACTGTATCGTCACCTTGAACGAATATCTGGTATCGTTCTTCTGTTTCTTCTCTAGCTAAATCTTTTAGCATTTCTATTCTCTTCTTTGCCTCTTCTGGGCTCATGCTTGCATCGTCCCAATCCTTGTGACTTTCATCAGCAGGTTGGAAAGTTGTCATTTCTTCGTACTCTGTTACAATCTTTTTATAATGGGATACGAATGCTTGATGCAGCTTCTTCAGATAGATTATATCTTTCTTGGCTAAGATATAAGTTGTATCATCCGTGAATGGGCAGAGTGGTGCAGCTGTGATATGCTCTTTGCCAGTTTGTAGCACAGGGATAGTTCTTATGCACATTGGAGAAACCAACTGTACATATTCTTCGTCTTCAGCAGACAACACTGCCATGACTTGTTCGCCTGAAGTCAACTTTAGAACAATAAACATTTCATCACCACTTAACATAATACCACCTCTACGATTTTTGTTTTAAATTCTTCTTCAGCGTAGGTCTTGTATCTTTCTGCTGCATGATTTAGAGTATGGTTCTTCCACGTCTTCCAATGTAAATCATCAGCAATGTCAAACAGTTTACAACTTTGTTTGCCATCTTTCAATCTTAGACCACGCCCAATACTTTGTAGATTACGTATCTTACTCTTAGAAGGAGAAGCAAAGATAACATTCTCAATCGAAGGTATGTTGATACCAGTAGAAAATGTTCCAAACGACGCAATGATAATTGCATCTGTTTCCCCTTCGCATATATGACGGATAGCCTCTCGATCAGAGGTTTCTGTACCACCATAAACGAAAAATACTTTACGATCTTCGTGTACTTTATTCTTAATAAGTTCGTAGAGAACTTTGCCGTGCTTTTCAACGTATTGAAAAAGAACCAGCGTGTTACCTTTAGAAGTTACTGCCAAGTTTCGGATAAATTTGTTACGCTTTTCATTCGTAACTAACCAATCCATTTCTTCTTGGTACGTGTTATTTTTACGTTCTTTACGAATTTCTTCAGAGTATTTTAAGATCACACACGTTATATTTAGGCTGGACAATCTTCCTGAATCCATCAGCGCCTTGGTAGTGGTTACCCTGTGCACCTTACCAAACACACCCTCAAGAACCAACTGATGAATCTTTTTGTTATCCAGCGTACCTGTTGTACCAATACGATAACGAACATTGTCCATCTTTTCCATAACTGTTGTTAAGGATTTTGCTTTAAACTGGTGCGCTTCGTCACCAAGAATTACATCAAACTGTTTGAACCATGCTTTTGGTTGCAAGTAGATAGACTGCCATGTAGTTATCAAAACATCTTTGGAAAATTGTTTTGGAAACCCCGCATAAAGTTTCTGACAATACATTGATGTGCCCCAACCATTAGCACTTGAATAGTCTTCGAAGTCTGCATACAACTGCTCAACTAACGAAGTTGTTGGGACTATGATTATGCACTTATGATTGCGTTCCAAGTGCCATCTGATAATAGAGTAAATGATAAGCGACTTGCCTGAAGCTGTTGGCGATAGCAATAAAACTCTTTCAGTAGAAAGTGCTTTGTGGATGGCATCGAACTGGTAGTCTCTGATTTGGATTGGTTCGTTTCTTGATTGTGGATTAAGATCTCGGAGCCATTGTTGTAGCTGAGTTTCATCGATATCATTTTGTACGGCGATGTCATCTGATATTTGTAGTGCATAATTATTTCTTTCAGCAAAAGATTTTACATACTCAACCAGACCAACGTATAATGTTTTTCTTAGTTGGTCATATAGACGAACTTTACCATCCCACAATCTTGCTCTGTACTGTGGAGTAAATTTCGCTCCTGGATACTCATAAGTGAAGAAGTCTGCCAATTCTTGTTCAATGCTAGGCTCAGAAAAAACTCTAACATAAACTTCATCTAACTTTTCAATAGTAACTACATTCTGCATCACATCCCTGCTAGAAACTTTTTCCACTCAACGTGGGTTTTTATTTGCCAATCTCTTGCTTTGATTTGCTGTAGGATAGATTCCAAAAGATAAATCATTGTCTCGAGATATTTTATCTTGACTTCAGAATTGTTTAACTCATTGTCACCAGTCAAAAATTCATCCATCTCATTCTTGAGTGGCTTGATACCTTGCCACTGCTCCCAATTATTTTCTTTTAGTTCTTCACGTGACATCTCGCCACGGAAATAACGAAACTTATTTTTACGAAGTAGATTGTGTTCTGCCATCAACTTAGTGTGTTTGAGTTTGACCTGCACTAAGATCTTAACATACTTAGCGTGGAGTTTAGGGGTTGCTGTGGATTGTTCGCCGAGATAATTGTCATCAATCTCGCAATCTTTTTCCCACATCTCTTGTAGCTGTTCAATATTCATAATTACCTCACTTATTAGATAGAGGCATTATACCTCATCTATTACAAAAAAACAAATTTGCCTTACAAGAATTTGTAATATCCGTAGCGGAAAGTAGCATTTCCAACTAGGTAGTTCACATCTTGGTTTGTTGATTGGAACATCAATGAGTCTATGGCCACTGGAAACATATCAATAAATTGCACTGTTCTTATTGCAGTGTTGTTTGCGCCCAAAATTTGCAAAGTAGAATCAGAGTAGTTTGTTGCCAACTCTGAAATGTTTGCACGTTGATCATTGTTAAAGAAAGTTGTGTACTGCTCGTATGTATTTGGGAAACCTAAAGCGACAATCCAGTTATAGATTGCCATGTAGTTTGTCATCTGGTCATCAACCAAAAACTGTACTGTCAGTTGATCATACGTTAATGTTTCGCCAGGAATAGGTTGCGTTTGAAATGGGTTTCCAAACTCAGGCGAACCTAGAGTGATA